CACCATGCGTGCCCGCAACCTGGGCCGCTTCGACACCCTGGAGAACTGACCATGAAACGCCTAATCCTGGCCGCATGCGTGCTGCTGGCGCTCACCGGCTGCGCCAGCCTGAATTCCGCCGTCAACGCCTATGGCACCGTGATGGTGGACAACGCGCGCGCCGCGAACGACACCGCCATTCAGGCCTGGTCCGTGACTGGCTGCGCACTGCCGTATAGCGCGATCCTGCGCAACCCACAAATCATCCCGGCCATCAGGGCGCTGTGCCTGCCCCAGTCCGGCGCCATCCCGGCGGAGCTGCTGAGCGGCGCGGAGTGGCAGCGATGAGCGGCTTCCTGACGAAATGCTGCCTGCAGCAAGCAACAGACCAGGATGACGGCCGCTGGGTACTGGTGGCGGCCCTGATCTACCAGTCTGACGTTGCGGGCTGCACGTTTGTGGTGCCGGCCGGCTTCGAAACAGACCTGGCCAGCGTTCCGCGCTTGCCGCTGGTCTACCTCCTGACCGGGAATACCTCGGCGGCGGCAGCCGTGGTGCACGACTGGCTTTATTCGTCGCACCAGGTGTCGCGCAAGATGGCTGACGCAGTGTTGCGGGAAGCGAGCCAAGCCACAGGCGTACCGGGCTGGCGACGGTGGCTGATGTGGGCCGGGGTGCGCCTGGGTGGTTCAGGTCGCTGGGATCCGGAGCAGAAAAACGAAAACCCACCGGCTGAGTATTAGATAACCATCTAATATCCAGTGGTGGGTTTACGTACAGTTTGCAATGCAAGCTGTTGAATCTATTGGTCGGGGCGAGAAGATTCGAACTTCCGACCCCTTGCACCCCATTGACGCTGGCTACCTGCTGCAACCCGCATGAATGCTAGCTTTCGCTGATGAGCATCCAATATACAGCGCCGCGCCGCGATACTTTCAGCCCGGGAGTTCCGCGCTTTCATCACCGGTATTAGATGCCCATGGCAGCGCCAGATCGATCTGCGAAGCCACGGCGACGGCCTCCTTCAAGTAGATTTCCGTGGTCCGTTGCGACGTGTGGCCCAGGCGGTCCTGAATGCCGGTTTTCGCTTCACCGGCCTTCAGCGCGTCCGTGGCGCCCAGCGCACGCAGGTCGCGGAACCACACTGGCTCGGTGATGCCGGCGCGCTCCCGGGCCCGATCCCACATCGAGAACAGGCCCGATTTCGTGTACGGCGTGCCGTTCCGCGTCGGGAACAGGTAGTCGTTGTCGGCCATCCCCATCCCCGCCTTGATTGCCCTGGCGCGGTCAATCACGCCCTGAATCTGCGGCGTAATCACAAAGTCCACCACCTTGCCGCTGGTCTTTTTTGTCTTCGTCGCCTGGATCCGGATGCGCCCGTCCGCGATCTGGTCTTCACGCAGCTGCCGGATGTCGATGGCGCGCGCCCATAGCAGATAGGTCATGTCGATAATGCAGGCGAACATGGGCCCGCTCTTCGTTGCCACGCGCTTGCCGATATCGCCCTTCACCTTGCCGAGCTGACCCCATTTCCGAATTAGCGCCACTTGGTCGTGCGTGGGCAGGAATTCGCGCCTGGCGGTTTCGAAGTCGGCGGGGTCCAGCTGGTCGACAGGATTGTCCTGGCGCAGGCCGTGCCGCGAGATCGCGTGTTTGAACAACTTGCGCGCCAGCGCGATGTATTTCTGTGCCGTGTTCGGCATGTCGCCGAAGCGCTCGTGCAGGAAGTCGGCGAATTCCTTGGTGGTGACCTCGCTGGCGTGGAACGCTTCGAACTCGTCAGCGATAACGTCCAGGTACTGCGAATACTGCGCCTGCACTTCTTTCGTGTACTTCGCCAGCTTGGTTTCTTTGAAATCGCGGCATAGGAACGGAATGCTGCCGGCCACGCTTGTCGGGCCGCCGATCAGCGCAGCAAGTTCCACCAGCATCCGGCTCTTCCCATCGTCGACGCGGCACAGCTTTATCCAGGACTGTTTCTTTTTCGTGGCCGGCACATACATCGGCTCCACCGGCACGAAGTAATAGGCCCCGAACTTGACGTAGACGCGCTGTGGCAGGTCTTTGTCTTTCCTGCGCCTGCGGTTCATCTGCCCGCCGATTTGCGCCGTGGCGCGCTGATTTGCCCTGCTGCCGTGGTATTCGGATTGGTCAGATGGGCGCGCAGCACGCGCACGGTGTTATCGCGCAAAAGCGTGGCCGGCACACCCATTTCGGCGAGCTGCTGCATTTGCTCTTTTGGGCGCTTGTAGCGGGTCAGCTCCTCCACTTCTTCCCGGCTCAAAACTTCAATCATTCCGCCCTCCCTGCAGTTACTGGTTTGCGCAGCGGGCAGTCGCGGCCCTGGTTGCAGTTGCCGTTGCAGCAGGTGACGGGGCTGGTCGTATCCGGCGCCGGCAGCGCCACCAGGATCAACTGCTTGCCGTCATGGGAGCCGCCACCGAAGATCGGCAGGTCGACCGTGCGACCGTCTGGTGTGCGGCCCTGGATGGCGGCGCGAGCGTTCCAACCGCCCCGGGCCGCCGCCAAAAAATTGGGGTTCCATGCGATTGGTGTGTTTGTGGGCATCCCAGTGGCTTTTCGAATCTCATTAGCGGCAGCGCCTAGAAGCCACTGTTCGAACTGCTCATGCTCATACCCAGCAGGCGCGGCGGCACGCAGCCGATCAGCTACCACTCCCTCAAACTCGCGCCACGTCAGAACACGCTTTTGCAGTCGTTCCGCCAGGGCCAGCAACCGCTGCAGCATTTCGTATCGCTGGTCCTGCTCAACTGGCGCTGCCATCTTCAAGGTAATAGTTGAAGGAATGTCGCCGTCGATGCCATTGAACGTGATCACCAGCGGCAAGCCGGTCAAGTTCTTTACAGCCATGGCTTTAGGCGCTGGCTGAATTGACGTAATGATGGTTGGAAAGCTGCAAAAATCGGGATCGCAAGCGCATATTCCGCCCTGGCGTTTGCAGCACAGCTTCGGGTTCAATTCTTTTCTCATGGGTGTTTTCCGTGATGACCGTGGTGGCGCACTTTCTGGCCCAATTCATGCACCAGCAAGTGCGCCATTTCATTCGCCATTTTCTGAATCAAGCGATTACGTGGCAGGTCGAGCAGTGCGGCATCACTGATGGCGTAACCGATTGGGACACCGTCGAAGGTAAGACGCACTTCCATGCGATGTGAAAAATGAGCACGCACAGCCTCGACTTCCAGGATGCGCATGGTTTCTGCGTGGATGGAATCAGTGGTCTGCATAGAGCGTGGCCCAAAAATTGGGCGTAACGGCTGATATGCTGGAAGTTTGAATGCATGAACATGCCTACGTTCAAGCCAGTCAACCTCAAATTCAGTGGGAAGGCCGATATTCAGTGCGTACTGGCCGACTTCCCGCGAGAAGTCTTCAAGCATCGCTTGCAGTACTCGATTTTCCGCCTCTGCCTCGCGCAAGCTGGCGCGTTCACGTCCGTAGGCATCACCCAGCTTCTGGATGCTGGATTGTGCTGCTGCCAGGGCTTCACGTGCACGCCGTCGTTGGTTCCGTCCAAATCTTTTGCTCATTGTCCATTCCCCGCTACGATGGCCATCACGGCTCCGCCGATCCACAAACCCAGCACGACCACGATCACCGCCAGCAGCGGCCAGTTCGGGCCAGTCGGTTTCTGTTCCATGATTTCCTCACTTGATGCGATGTTGGTGGACCCCGGTGATACCCGGTGGCAGTTCAGGCTTCTTATCGAGGAACGTGCTGTTCTTCTTACCAGTGGCCTTGGCATATTCGACTTCGACCTTGGCCGTGTTGATGATGGTCTGGGCCACATCAGAAATGGCCTTCGCCTTCTCGATCGACACCTTGCCGTCCTTCAAACTCTGCAGCGTGTCGAATAAGTGCGTACGCAGGGCGTCAACGTCATTGCTCATGATCAGCTCCGTTTGTTAATTTGGCGGGTGAGTGCCGCCCGGACCGCAATCAGGTCGGCCAGCGGTTTCGGCAGGTTGTGGCGGGTGTTGCGCTTCATGTTTTCGACCAGGCTGATGCATTCCACCTTGTCGATAGTGATTTCCTCCAGCACTGCAGTTCGGCACCCTGGCTTGAACACGACGATATGCCCGGGCGGCAGCGGCCCGTTCGCGGCTATCCATACCAGCTCGTGCACGCCACGCCAGCGCTTGCTGTTATTGCCTTTGTCGTTGCTGACCTTCTGTAGCAGCGTGCCGTCCTTGCTGATCTTCAGGCTGCCGATTTCCCTCGTGTTGTGCGGCGCCATTCCGGCTTTGAACTGTGTTCCTTCGCCGCCAATAATTAGCCCCTTCATGCCCTTATTCCAGGGGACCATGCCCTTCTGAAAATAGGTGGTGCGCCCTTTTTCGTGGGCGCGCGTCAAACGCCCCGACAGAACACTTGACATAAATTCATCCGACTTCTTCACGCCAAGAAGGCTCGCACGGCAGTACACCTTTGCCTCACTCAGCCCCATGGCGGCGGCAATGTCGGCGGTCTTTTCGTTCGGGTACCGCGTGCGCACGGTCTGATCCATTTCCGGCGTCCACCGCGTGCGCGGGCCCAGTATGTTGCGCGATTTGGTCATATCGAACTCCCGGTGTGCGCCAGCATGGCGCCGTAGGCCTGCAGCGTCTCGCTGCGGTCGTAGATGCCGCTCTCATGCTCGCGTAGCCGGCGTATGTAGCGCCCACGGATGTAGGCGCCAGCCGATACATGGTTTGGCCATACCACATAGCCCAGGTATGGAATGCCGGCGGCGGCCGGCGCCAGGCGCATCTTGTGCGGGTGGATCGTCAGACCATCCTCCGCCAGGCGCGCCACCATATGGGCGCGCACGTCGCGCAGTTCGTCCGGGTCTGCGCCCAGCACCACCAGGTCGTCCACGTAGCGCACGTACCGCCGCACGCCCAGCTCCTGCTTCACCCAGCGGTCGAAGTCGGCCAGGTAGATGTTGGCGAACAGCTGCGATGACAGCGCGCCGATCGGCATGCCCTTGGCCGCCGTGCGGCGGTAGGCGCTGTCTTCGGCGAACAAATGATCGTAGCCGGCCCCAGTGCGGAACGAACCGACCAGGCGGACTATCAGTTCCCGCAGGCGCTGGTCGCCGATATAGCGCAGCGCGCGTACCTTCAGCAGGTCGTGCTGCACGCTGTAGAAGTACTTCGAGATGTCCAGCTGCAGCACCCACTGCGCGCCGGCGCCGCGCGCGAACTGGGCCACCCGGCGCACCGCTGCATGGGTGCCGCGCAATGGCAGGTTGCCGTATGTGTCATCGATCAGGCGCGGCTGCCAGATCGGCAGCAAGTGCTGGTACAACATCCAATGCACCACGCGGTCTTTCATTGGCGCGTCGACAACATCGCGCCACTTCTTCTCGCGCACCACGAAGGTCTTGTATGGCCCGAAATCGTATGCACCGGCGCGCAGGCGCTGCTGGATCGCCACCAGGTGCCGCAGCGGATCCTGGTCGAAGCGCTGCACGCGCAGGTTGTTGGACTTGTTCTGTTTTGCCTTCGACCAGCACTGGAACAAGTGCGGCAGGCTGGTCAGGTGTTCGAAGGTGGAGCCGCTTTCCGCGCCGGCACCCTTGGGCCCCGGCGCGGTCTTCGGTTTGGCTTGTGGCCCTGCTTTCGGGGATCCCCCAGGAGAATCTCGACCAAGAATAGGCCTCCGGCGTGCACTTGGCGAGCCGTCCAGGCATGTAATTTTTGGGTCAGCGAACGCCGACGTTGTTGTTGTCGTTGTCCGGCCAGTCGTTGTTGAGGTTGAAGACGCCGGCATTGTCGTTCGAGTACCAGTAGCCGCCGCGTATGAGCGCATTGCTGGACCTTCCAGAAATCCCCCTTCGTTGATCATGGCGACACCTTGTCGGCGCGGATCAGACCGCCCACCAAGCGCCCAAGTTCAACGGTTAAGCCCACTCGATGCTCAAATGCGAACTTGAGACGGCTTAGCCGCGGTGCCTGGGCGAGATAGTGTTTCAGCAGGTCGATGTCGGCCGAAATAGCGGCCAGCAGCGCAGTTTTGTTGCTGTCCAGGCCGAAAGCGAAGATGGCGCGCATTAGCCGCGCCATGCACGCGCGCAGGTTTTCACCGTAGGTCACGCGCAGATCGCGCGGCATCTTGATGATGTCCTGCAGCAGCTGGGCGTCCAGCGCCTGGGCCTGCTGCTTCAGCTTGAAGCCGGCCGTGTCTGGATTCGCCAGCACCTTCTTGGCGGCCGCCTGGTTCAGGTTGCCGCGCTGGCGCAAATCCTCAATGACCTGCTGCACGATCTCCGGCGTCACGGCGGCCAGCACTGACGACTGGGCGCCGCCCTGGTCGGACACATACACGGTGTGGCCGGCCGCCAGCGTGCCCAACGCCACCACGTACGGGATACCAAATTCCGCCACCATGGGCCACAGGCGCTTTTTGAAATTGCCGGCCGGGCAGCCCACGCGCAGATGCGGCGCATCGACCGTTCCCAGCAGTTTCAGCTGGTATCCCTTCAGGGTATGTAGGGCATGCGCAGATTTGTTAAACGCATGCAAGAATTTGCCAGCTTGGACCAGGATCAGGTGGTTCGGATACTGCAATTCCAGCTTCGCTGCGATACCAACCAACGGATCATCCTTTCCCAGGCCCACATCGATGCCTTTGAATTTGGTGAGCGCATGCTGCTGAATTTCATCCTGCGTCGGGGATTGGTTTTCTTGAACTGGCATTTCTATATCCTTTCAATAATTGGTGGTGGGAGTGCGGTCACCGCTTACGCGGCGACCCGGGACCAGTGATCAGAGACCCTTGGTGCAGCGAACGCCGACGTAGGAGTAGCCGTCGACCGGCCAGTCGTAGTAGAGGCGGAAGACGCCGGCACGGTCGCCCGAGAACCAGTAGCCGCCGCGCATGAGCGCACCGCCGGACCAGTTCAGCGGCCCCGAAGGGACATAGCCGCCGCCTTTTTCCTGGCAGTTTTCCGGCGCACAGCGCAGCGAGGGGGAATCTGCTTCAATCCGTCCCTTCACCAGACCAGCGGCATCACCCTGCACGTCATCGAAAACCCAGGTCCACAGGTTCCCCGACCAATCGTAGATGCGCTGGCCATTGGTCAGCTCATGCCAGCGGCGTTCTTCGCCCGAAACTTCCACGTTGCCAGGCTGGGCCGTGCTCACCGAGCCTTTATGAATGCCACGATGCAGCTTGCCGGCGCCGACTTCACCACCGCTCCAGTTCACTGCCATGCTGGCGATATTCACCGCGATCGCCAGGGCCTGGGTTTCCGTGATCATCGTGGCGCCGATGTCCGAGCACAGCTTGCGGGCCGCCGCGTAATTGATGTTTGCCAGCGGCTTGGCCTCAGCCGAAATTACCGGCGGGCGGTTCTGACCCTCGCCCAGCATGTACTTGCTGACTTGGAAGCTTGGGACCACCTGGCCGGTTGGCAACGTCGTTTCCGGTACCGTCACGTATTCGTCCGTGCCGGCCAGCAGGCCCAGCTCCAGCAGCAGAGATTCAGTGCCCTTCACGGCCTTATCGCCGTCCAGGATGATGTAGCGGCCCTGGTTGTCCAGCATTTTGCGCAGGCCATTCCAGGTACCGTCATTGCGGAAGCCTGGCAAATAGCGGTCACCCGCGCGCAAAGTGAATGCTTTGGTCTCGATGATTTGAATGCTCATGGTCAGTCCTTTCAGGCGGCTTGTTCTTCGCCAAACAGCTCGTGCACGGTGGCCGGGGCCGGCGCGGTCACGGTCAGGTCGATGTTCTGCTTCTGCTTTTCGCACAGCCGGCCGGTGTCCAGCGCCGACGGATGCACCACCACGTTGAAGCGCACAACGATCGAGCCGCCTTCCATCGGCGTGAGCTGGAACGCGTCAACCTTGGCGTCGGTCAGCTTGATATCACTGTCGCCGCCCAGGCCGTAGTCCACGATTGCCGTGTAGCCGGTGCCGGTGTAATCCCAGTCGAATGGCGACATCTTGGGGAAGCGCAGCACAGTCGGGCCGTCCGGGTCCGTGACCAGGTCGACCTGGTCTTCCTTGGCGGCCATGCGGTACAACGAATCGCGCAAGCCTGCCGCGAACAGCTCCAGCGCATTGTTCGACATCGTCGCTTCGACAGTCAGCACGCATGCAAGCTTGTAATCCTTACCGTGGTTTTCCATCGGCGTGGACGCCTTGATCAACTTCACCTGCTGTTTTGGCAGTTCAAACATTGCTTGCTTCCTTTCGTTGGTCTTCAGTGAACTTCAGGTATGGCTTACGGATGAAATCGTGGAATCGCTGCTGGGCGCGAGGATCAGTATCGACTTCCGCCCGGCTCTTCACTTCGCAGATGGCGCGCACGGACGTAACGGCCAGCGCCTCGTTCGGGACGCGCAGGAACTGCTGGAATAGTGGTTCCTTACAGCGAAGGGCTAGCCAGGCGGACAGGCGCATGATCAAGCGGCATCCTTCAGGCCGTGGTTCTTGATGCCGTAGTAGACCGCCTTGCAGGCCTGCACATCAGCCATCGCGCGGTGGGCACCTTCCAGCTTCTGGCCGGTGAAGAATTCGTATGCCTCGGCCAAGTTTGGCGACTTCGGTCCCAGGCGCTTTGCCGCGATCATCTTCGCCGTCGGCGGTAGGTTGATGATCTTCACGCTGTTCGACTGGGTGCAGTAGGCGGGAGCCTTTTTCCAATAGTCGGCAAACGGCACAGCCCCGGTTTCAGTCGTCATCGTCTCGCCCATGTAGCGGTCGTGCCGCATGATCTCGATGCGAATCATGCGCATATCAAAGCTCTCGTTATGAGCGCCACGCTGGTCGGCATTCATCCAGAGTTCCAGGAAATTCGACAGCGCACTGTCCATGGGAACGCCCACAGCTTCAGCGAGTTCCTGCGTGATGCCGGTCAACTGCGCGATTTCGGCCGGGATCGTCCAACCACTGGGGCGAATGACAACATTCATCTGGCCCAGCGTAATGCCGGTGGACTCTTCGCACAGTTCGGCCGCCAGCTCGATCACACGCGGCTGAGATGGATCTTCGCTGGGCATGCTCCAGTTGGGCAGGCCAGTGGTTTCGGTGTCGTAGAACAGGATGGTATTCATGAATTCCTCGGTGGTAGTGGGTGGTCATGCTGCCTGCGGTTGCATCTGCACCTGGCTGATGTGTTCGATCAGCCGGCGGCAGATGTTGGGGAAATCGGATTCGTGGTACAGCACCGCGGCGCGGTCCTTGCCGGCCGGCTCGAAGCCTAGTCCCTTAAGGAATTCGGCGGTCAACGGGAAGCCCAGGCGATCGGCGATCTGCCCTATGCGCAGACTTGGCGGCGTAACAGGTGTCAGCGCTGCACCCACCTGCGGGACCGGAAATGGCCATGCGGCAGCCGGCGCCAAAGTCGTGCGTGGTACTTCGGTAGGCGCTGGGGCAGCTTGTGCGGCCGCTACCGCCGCAGCCTGGCGCGCTGTTTCTTTGGCCTTGTGGTCTGCGATGCGGGTGTTCACCAGCAGCTGGAAGTCTTCGTCCGGCTTTTGGATGGCGGCCTGCAGGTCGGCAAACAGCGCCTCGTAGTCGCCCACGTTGGCGCGGTACCAGGTGAGGCGACCGCGCACGGCCTTGGCAATCGCGTCGACCGCGATCTTGGCATTGGCCAGTTCGGTGTCGACCGCGTTGTGCAAGGTGGCGAGCGTGCGCTTGTTCTTCATGGCACCAGCAAAGTCGCATGCCTGATAGACCAGGCGGATCGGTACAATTTCAGCTTCCAGTGTCGCAACGTGGTCGACGAATTTCTTCTTCACGCCGACCAGGATCTGTTCCTTGATCTGGTCTTTGCGGGTTTTGACCAGCTTTTCCAGCATCAAGCGCTTCTCACGCAGCTGGTCGCGGATGTAGTCGATGGTGCGCATGACGTCGTCAATGCTGGCCGTCTGCGCGATTGCCGCCTGCTTTGCCAGTTCCAGATTGGTCTCTGCTTCACCGCAAAATTTCACCGTGGCTTCAGCGTTGGCGAAGTCGTCGTCGTTCTGCAGGTCGGTCTTGATGTTGGCGATGAACTGGTCCGCCTTTGCCTTCACAATCGGCAGATTGCTGAAGGTGACCTCGCCCTTGATCTGGACCGCCAGCGCCGGCAGCGCCTTGATTACATCGGCCACCGGTTTAGGTGCGAAGTTCTTCGGCTCGTAGATGGCCAGGTCAGCGTCGAACTGATCCCAGCCGGCGCGGATTCGTTCGAACCAAGCCAGATCCGGCAGCACCCAGGTATAGACGCACTTCTCCGGCGTTCCATCCGACACCATGAACAGCCAGCGGCTGGCGCCAGTGATCATCAGTTGCTGCTGCACTTGCGGCATATGGGTGTCAGGTACGGTGCCGGCGGCGACGGCAGAGGCCAGCTCTTCATTCCACTGCTTGTGCTCCCAGCCTTCGTCCTCCGCCATGGTGAGGCCATCGCAGGATGCTATCAAGCGGTCGTCGTCATCAACGCAAGTGACAGGGTACAGTTCGGTGCCTATGACCTGTTCGCCGATGGGTCGCGCCATCGCTTCGACTTCGTGCCCATAGTCCAGGATGTTGATCTGCACCCAGTCAGAGAATTCCTTTGGCGTGCAGGTGTGCTTCATGTGCAGCAGTTCGGTGCGCGAGACGTTTGGCGACAGGCCCAGCATTGCGGCTGTCTCGCTGGAACCATGGCGGGGCTGGCGGAAATTGTTCCATTCCGCGCTTCCCTGGATTAGGTTGACAATTTTCACGGCGCTTACTCCTGCTCGTGCGACCAGCTGTCGATCGTGAGCTTCTGCTCTTCGGTCAGCTGCATCTTGGTTTCAATAAAGGCGATCAGGTCGGCCACGGACTTCTTCTTACCCAGGATGACCTTTCGCCACTCGGAGGTCTTCGCCTTGAACTCATCATCGGTGCAGATGGAGCGCTCCTTCGGAGACGCGGCTTCCTTGGTCTTCGGCGCATCGCTCTGCTCTTCGCGGTTGTCCATCACCGATTTCCATGTGGCTTCACCGTCCTTGATGGCGCCGTATATGCCGCGCAGGTCGACCAGTTCGGCCGGAGAGCATGTATCCAGCGAGTGGCCCAGGTAGTCGACCAGGTCGCTAACCTTCACGCCGATGCCAGCAAAGGCGTCGGCGATCTTCTTGCGCTCGGCGTCGGGGTCGCGTGCGGCCTGGTCCATGCGAACGGCTTTGATGATGTCTTCCGCCTCATCCTGCATGTCACCAGGGATGATGCGCAGGCCCAGCGTACGGATAGCCTTGGAGATCTGTGCGGCACGCTTGTTCAGCAGGTCATCCTCGTTGGCCGGGACCGTGAACACAGGCTTGTTGTAGCTGTTGGTGCGTACGCTAATGTACGATCCATCATCCATCGGCTTGCTGCGTTCGACCGTTTTCGAAACACGCACGTCCAGCGGGTAGGTGATGTTCGATTCCAGGTCGGTGACCGCCACACGATGGACTTCCTTGCTGGTGTCCTCGAAAATCATGCTGGTCTCCACCAGCACGTTTGTCATGCAGCGCAATGCCACTTCCACAAAGCGGATACCCAGGCCTTCCACGCCCTGCCCGATCGGTTTTCGATAGTAGGCGGACTTGTTGTGCGCGAAGCTCGGGCGCCGGCATTCCTTCATCAGGTTTTGCCGTACTTGATCCCAATCGCGTGGGCGCTGCATCGCCATAATGTAGCGCGCCTCGACCATTGCTTTTGCCTGTGCTGCGACAGCTGCAGACGAGGTTTCCGCGACAGCCAGAGACATGCTGGTGCCGCCGAATTCCTGGCGAACTGCCAGGGCATTGCTCGTGGGTGAATTCACCAATTTTCTCCTATCAAATTTCAAGTGTGCGGTCACCGCTTTGCGGCGACCCGAGACCACTGACCAGACGCCCGCGCTATTTGGTGCAGCGAACGCCGACGCTGCAGTTGCCGTAGCCCGGCCAGCCGAAGGCGAGGAAGAAGACGCCGGCATAGACGTACGAGAACCAAGAGCCGCCGCGCAAGAGCGCATAGCCGGACCAGTCCCGGCCAGGTGCCGGGTACCAGCCCATACCGGACGTTTCGGAGCTATAGGCCGGCGTGTTGATGGATGCCGATTCAGCGGTGAATTTGCGCGCAATCAGGCCCTGCTCGTCCCCCTGGACGTCATCGAAAACCCAGCTGTATGCATTCCCTGCGAAGTCATATACGCGCTCGCCGTTCGACAGCTGGTGCCAGCGCCGTTCATCCGGATCCGCCGGCTCATAGGTGCCCGCCTGGGCCGCGCTGACGCTGCCTTTGCGCAGCCCCTGGAATAGCTTGCCGGCGCCCACCTTGCCACCGGTCCAGTTAATGTCCTGCGTGGCGATGTCGTGTGCGATGGCCAGCCACTGCATTTCGCGGATCATCACGGCGCCGGCCAGGTCGCACAGTTCCCGTGCGTGAAAGAAATCGACGGAAACGATGGGCGTCGATTCGGCTGTGACAGCAGGCGCCATATCTTCGCCGCGGCCAAGCAGGTACTGGCCAACCATAAACGCTGGAACCGTCAAGCCATTCGGCAGCTTGGTTTCCGGCACAGGGACAAACAGGGATTTCGACATCATCAGCTCCTTCTGGTGGTAGTGGTTAATAGCCGCGGTTCCAGACACGGAATGCGCGTGCCAGTGCATGCCGGGCGCTTAGGCCGCGCCGGCGATACATGCGATAGAGGTTCAGGAAGCCGCGCATGATCCGCTCTGCTCGATTTGTGCGCGGCGGATAACCAGGCGAACCTGGTGGACGTGTTCAATCCCTTCCAGGTAGATAAGGGCGCTGCGCAAGGAGCGCAGCCGCTGGATCTCGTTTTCCGAATGCTTCATCTGCCAGTTGATGAGGCGGAGGCGCAGCGGGCGCAGCATCTTGCGGATCGGGCGTTTCATAACGCGTAGGACGGTTGCTGTGCCCATGATCAACCCCACACCGCGTTAGCTGGATAGGCCGTTGTCTTGACGATCGGCTGATCGAAGCCGTTTTCACGTGCCATGGCTTTCGCCAGCTCCTTCGCGTGCTCTTCGTCGGTCGCGCTCAGGGTTGTCGAAAAGGCGGCGCCGCGCCGGAAATCCACCACCACTTTGAAGTTCATGATTTTTCCCCTACCTGGTTGCAAATTGAGCCGAATGCCGGGCCCACGCGGCGCGCTCCGCTTTTGCTTCAGCGCGATCTTCCTGCTGCTGTTCCGGAAGAACTTTGTCGATCCAGCGCTGCGCGGCATCGAATACGCTTGGCAGCACAATTACCTCGAGGTCTACATTCGATCCGGGCAGCGTCACCGCGATCACCTCGGCGCCATCGCTATCGAGCGTTCCGTAAATGTCCAGCTTCAGCCCGTGGTAATCCCAGCTGGAGAACAGGCGGCGATATCGCGGCGAAATCAATGGTTGCTGTGCTGTGCTCATGGCGTGCTCCTGGCTCAATGGATGATCCGTTTCGGCGTCACCCGCGGCTATCGGTGCGCGGTGGTCAGCTGTTACTTGAAACGGATCATCGATTGCACCTGGCGGGGTCACCTGACGGCGACCCGGGACCAGGGACTAGAGACCTTTGGTGCAGCGAACGCCGACGACGACGTTGCCGTAGACCGGCCAGTCGATGTCGAGGAGGAAGACGCCGGCAAGGTCGTTCGAGCCCCAGCAACCGCCGCGAAGGAGCGCATAGCCGGACCAGTCAGTGTCAGCATCGGGATACCAGCCGACGCCGCGCTCCATCGATGGATGTGGCGCCGAAGTGATCGACGGGGAGTCCGCAGCAAACGGACGCGCAACCAAGCCGTTTTCATCGCCCTGCACGTCGTCGAAGATCCAGGTGTACAGGTTACCGGCCGCGTCTACGATCTGCTCGCCGTTCGACAGCGTGAACACGCGGGCTTCGCGCGGATCGGCGGACACGGTGTCGCCGGCGTACGGCTCCCACACGTCGTCTGTGTCCAGGTGCAGGCCCTGCAGCAGATCGCCCTCTCCCACGGCACCGCCGCTCCAGTTCGCGGCAACGCCGGCAATGTTCACCGCGATCGCCAGCGCTTGCGTCTCGGTCAGCAGCGTGAAGCCGGCGTCGATGCAGGCTTGGCGCGCAGCGTGGTAGTCGATGTAGTTCAGCGGCTTGTTCGTGGCGCTGATCACCAGCTGGCCGTCGTCGCCGCGCGAGGCGAAGTACTTGGCAACCTGGAAGGCCGGCACCACGGTGCCGTTCGGCAGCGTCGTCTCGGGCACGGTCACAAAAAGGTTTTCGACTGCGGCGGCAACGGCGCTCTGTTCGCTGGTGTTCTCGGTGTTCATGCGTTTCTCCTGGGATTTGGGGTAGTTGCTGGCACGGATCGGGTTGCTTTCCGTTGAACAAATATTAGGACACGCTAATTTCCGTGTCAATAGGAACTCCTAATTTTTTGGGAAATATTTTGCTAAACTGCATGCACGCCCATGCCGGGCGTAAAAAAACCCGCACTGGGCGGGTCTACAGGAGAGTGGGATGGATGGAAATGAAGGTGTCGAGAAAGGTGCGGTTTTCCGGCCTGGCTACCGGCCCGGAAAAATTAGTGATTCCGGTCCATACCAGGTATCGGGAATGAGATCGCTGGGGACTCAATCAGTTCAACGGGTGGTGAAGGTTGGGCATGGCCCTCAAGCAAGGCTTTGGATATTGTCATCACTGGAACTGCCAGATCCCCAAAAACTGCTGCCTTCCCGCGCAGCAGGCCCAGCCGGTCCACGCGAATTATTCGCGTTGGGCTTCGCCGTCCTGTGGCAGGGTTGTTTGTCCAGTGCGGCACAAGCCAAACACCGTTTCGATAGTTTATTGCGTCGCACATGAAGATTTCACCGCAGTCGGAACATGGGACCACGATTTCGAAGACAGTCATATCGTCTTTGTTCATTTTTTTGGGACGCACCGAAACTCTATCGAAGACTGTGGAATCTTCCCCAAGGCCCTTGGGATGTCCATACTTTTTAGCACTGAAAAGTCTTCACCTCTCTGCGCACAAAATTCTGCGGCATCCTTCAGGGCTGCGGCCTTCACCGCTCCCATCGATGCCGTAAAGCCGTTGTCCTGGTGGGACGCCATGTAAATTCCCTGCCCCATGGGGACTACACCTGTGCTGCTCGCGCAGCCTGCAGAAAAAAGCGCTAAAACCAAGGCACTCGCAACCGCAATTTTCATGACACCTCCAACAGCATAAGACGTGCTGTAGCGCTAAAAACTTTGTTACATTTCCTCACGTGTCCTGAACAAATAATGTTGCTATAGTGAACTATCCTTAGCTTGTTCCCACGGAGCAATGATGGACCACTTGCCTGAACTTCAAGAGCTTTATGCGAATATGCAACCCTGCGCCAGGCAGGTACTGCTTGAGCTGGCCAGAAAGTATGCGCATCGATGGCCCGCCCAAGAGAACAAAGGATTACGCCTGCTTGGGGGCGCGAACCTGGTCGAGGTGGCCTTGTACAACATCGACAACGTCATCGATGGCGCCCCGCCCGTTGGCGTCCGCAAGTCGGTAAACCGTCAAAAGCCTTAACTCTGCCGCCGTTTCGATCGTCAACTTCATCGAACTGGATAAGCCGGCCTCTTGGCGCGGCGGTTGTGCCATGGATCCTTTTCCGGTAGCGAGCCAGTCTTGGCTGACGCCCAGCACTTGAGCCGCCCTCAACAAATTCTCACCCCGCAAAAATTTTGCCTTGCCGCTCAACCAGCCGTTCACGCTGGGGGGCTGAACACCGCACGCTCGCGCCAGCTCGACCTGCTTTATCCCCGCATGGGCCATTGCTGCCCGTAATCGTTCTGCAAGTGTAGTCATTAGCACATCCTAATATCTTGTCGATTAGGAGTGGCTATTGACTTTCCAATTAGCTACTCCTAATATTTGCTCATCGGACACCAATTCGTAGGAAGCATTTTTATGACCCCCACCGAAATGATTGACGTGCTTGGCGGCACGACTGCTGTTGCGAAACTGCTCAAGGTGCGCCCCCCATCTGTGCATGCATGGCGCACGTCTGGCATTCCCGACGACAAGCTAATTCGCCTGGCGCCGGTGCTCGAGCGCGTGACCGATGGCGCAGTGAACCGTCGCATGCTTCGCCCGGACGACTGGGCGGAGATCTGGCCTGAGCTTGCGGCCTCGTCACCTATTGCAGGGGGCTGACCATGACCCCAGTTTCCGCCGCCGACGCTGAAAGAGCACGCAAGTTCCAGGGCCTGGTCTTGCAGCGACTTGCATCGGTCGGCCAGCGGCACGTTGCAGAGCAATTGACGACTTCGGAGTCGACTGTCAGCCGATTCGTCAGTTCGGACCTGGAACGTGTTTGCCTGGTGCTGGCGGCGCTGGGGCTGAAGGTCGTGCCAGGGGAAATGCAGTGCTACCCGCCGGACAAGATCCGGATCCTGCTGTGCCTTGCACGCGACCACCTGAATCACCTTGAAACGCCGGAGCAATTGTCTTTCGACTGATTGCACGCGGCACATCCACATTTTTACGAGGCGCAGACCATGCCAGACCAAATCGTCACCATCAGCGAGATACAGCGCCGTGCGCGCAAGGCTTTCATGGAGGGTGCGGGCGCCAACGCGTGTCCGTTCCCCTGGCACAGCGCGGCATACCGGACCTGGAACGACGAATACCGCCGGGCGCGGGAAGAAACGGCCTCCAAAACGTCCGGAGGGAGGAAGGCATCATGAGTAAATACGAATCCGCAAAGGGGCTGTTCCAGCTGCGCACCACGATGGAATTTGCGCAGGCGCACGGGGCGCCCGTCACCATTAACCTGGTGGCCGAGAAGCTGGGCGTGCACGAGGCAATGGCGGGCCGCTACCTGGCGCGCCTGGTCGAAGTGGGATGCATGAAGATGACGCGCAGGAGCCGTTTTGGCGGGAACCTGTATGTGGTGGACGACATCGACAAGCTGCCGAAAAAGAAACCGCCCGAGAAGGCGCTCCGCGATGTGTCGATTGAACGCTGCGTTGTGCGCCGGGCGCCGGCCTGCCAGATCGGCATGCACCGCGATCCCATGGTTGCAGCGCTGTTCGGCAATGCGAGGGCATCATGAACGCCCAGCACATCGATGCCCGCGGCGAAAAGCTGATCGGGTTCAGCACCAGGTTGCGCCAGTTGCTGATGCAGCGCGGTCACACCATCGTTCCGGCCCAGCTGGCGCGAGACTTCACATTCGCATCGAGCAGGCCGGCCACGGCGCAGACTTTCAGCAACTGGCTGAACGGCGTGCAGATGCCCCTGTCGGTCACGGTCAACGCGCTGGCCGAATGGCTGCACACCACGGCTGACTACCTGCACAACGGCGTCTCGGTGCTTCACTTCGCACCGGCGCGCGACAGCATCAACGATCCAGAGGCGCAGCAGCTGCTCCAGCACTTCATGCAGCTGACTCCATACGGGCGCAGGGTGGCCAGCGGCATGGTGGCCGGCCTGGTCAAGTTGCAGGCGGGGGGCGCGTGAGCGATTTACCGGAACCGATGACACCAGCCGACTGCGACCTGCGCGGACTTCCGTTCATGCCGCTGAAGGTGATCCAGTTGATGCAGTCCGAAACATACGGCCTATCGAGCGGTGACGAATTTAAAGCGGCGTTCACGCTGTGGTGCGCGAGCTGGTTGGAAGTGCCAGCCGCGAGCCTGCCCAGCGATGAGCGCATGCTGGAATTCCTGTCGCGGGCGAAGAACTGGAAGCGCGTCAGGAACGTTGCCATGCGCGGCTGGGTGAAGTGCTCGGATGGCAGGCTGTACCACGCCGTGGTGGCTGCAAACGCGCTGGAAGCCTGGGACAAGCGCACCGACTACCGCGACAAGGAAGACAACAAGAACGAGCGGCAGAAGCGCTGGCGCGAACAATGCAAGCAGCTCGCCGGGCAGCTTCGCGAGATGGGTATAACCCCGCCTCGCGGTGCGTCTCTTGAAACGCTGCGCAAACTCTACGAGACGCATCATGTAGACACTCATGCGTCTATACATGTAGACGGTGTAGCGTCTACGGTAGACGATGTAGAGATTGGTATAGACAGTAAAGAGACAGTAAAGAGACAGTTAACTACAAAACCTTACGCCGACGACGACTCTACGGACAGTGGTAGCGCGAGCGACGACAAGCGTGTCGTCGGCGGGGTTGCCCCGTTGCCAATGCGGGAAAATCCCCCGCTATCCCTCGACCCGGCCGTGCAGCTGTCCGTCGCACTACGCCGCCTGGGCGTCAACGTCATGTCGACCAACCCGCACCTGCTGCAATGGGTCGCCGACCAGGTGCCGCTCGAGCAGCTGACCGAAGCCGTGACCATCGCCCGCGAAACCAAGGGCACCGCGCCCATCCCGCCTGGCTACCTGGTGCCCATCGTTGAGAAGCTGCGCAACCCGCCGGCGCCGGCCGCCAGTGGCACCGCACAGCAGAAACCGCGTGAGGACTGGTCCTGGAAGCGCAGCCGTGCCGGCATCGATGCGAAGGGCAAGGAGCTTGGCATGCGCCCCCGCGGCAACGAGCAATACGACGATTTCGCCGCCCGCATCGAGGCGGAAATCCTGAAACGGAAAGGAAGCACGCCATGACCATGCGCCACCTGGTTGATGGCCTCATGCAGGCCACGAAATGCGCGAACCACTGCCGGCTAGCGTGGACATGCGACGTCGAGCATTCCACGATTTCGCTGCTGCACAACGGCAAGGCCAACGACATGGCCCTGAGCACGCTGGCGAAGATCCACGACGCTACCGGCGTTCCGGTCGAGCGCATGTTTGCCTGGTACCGGCTGCCGGAAACCGCTGTCTTGGGCCGCGTCAACCGCGACGGGAGCCCAGCATGACCCACACGCACGAAGACCGCGTCGCCGATCGGCCGCATTACCTGTGCGCGGCGTATGGCTGTCCGCTGTACGGCAGCATGAGCGGCAGCATCGGCAGCGATGAATGGTATTGCCCGATCCACTTCGGGCAGTCGTTCGGTGTCATGCAGGCGATCACCGGCGAGATCAACCGGCATCCGGAAATGGTCCGTGCGATCAACGGCATCCGCGACGGCGGCGTGCTGTCGCGCAGGGCTTGGGCCGAATCGGCGCGGAAGATCATCACCGACCTGCACACGTCCGGCCAGGGCGCGCTGACGCCGCTCACCGGCGAGCGGGCGAAGGCGTGGATGCAGCGCATCGAGGGCGCATTGCTGGCGCATTGCTGGCCGCTCATGCACCCGCCGGAGCCGGTACAGGCAAGCCTAGTCCCCGACGGCCTGGAACGCGTCCAGTTCGACGTGCCGGAGTTCTGACCATGCAGACGAAACGAGACCAAATCGCGCACCCGCGCGTTAGCCTGGAGGCAACAAACCCATGAATATTTTGGCGATCGACATCGGCACGCAATGCGGCTGGGCCTTGGGTATGCGCGGCGGCGGCATACGCGGCGGCAGCGAATCGTTCGCGCCCGGCAAGCACGGCGGCCACGGCCAACGCTGGCTCGTGTTCCGCCAGTGGCTCACCGACACCGGCCGCGCCGCCGGCGAGGTGCACGCGGTGTACTACGAGGACGTGAAGCGGCATGAGGGCGTGCTGGCGGCGCACGCATACGGCGGCTTCCTGGCCATGCTGCAGGCCTGGTGTGCGACGAACCGGATCCCGATGCACGCCGTCGGCGTTGGCGAGATCAAAAAGCATTGGACCGGCAAAGGCAACGCGAACAAGGCCGCGATGGTCGACGAGGCCAAGCGCCGCGGCTACGCGCCGGTCGATGACAACCATGCCGATGCCCTGGCCATTCTGTCGTTCGCGCGCCAGGCCGAGGGCAAGGCCGAAGAAGCACCGTTTTGAGGGGGGAGGGTTTGACCATGTGGGCATTGACAATCGTGGCGCTGGCCGGTGGCATCGTCGGCTGGATTTTGTTCGACATCATCAGCGAGGTGCTGGGCATCTGGAGGGGCAAATAATGGAAACCGATTACCAGCTCAAGGCGCTCTTCCGGCTGCCGCCAAAAACGATGTGCTACGGCGATGAGAGCGACGTGCTGACGTTCGTGTCGATCGCCGGGAATGACCACTTCGACACGAGCAAGCTGCAGCGCACGTCGCGGCGCCGCATCGCGTACCTCTACAACCGCTACATCGGGAGCCTGCAATCATGAGAACTCCCACTATTGGCGAGCGCCTGGCAA